TAGTAGGATAAACAGATGCAAAGAACGAGTCTGCAACATGGTTTGGAACGAATGCGAATTCGTCGAGGAAGAGAATGTTAAACGACATGCCTCGGACAGCACTTGCAGACGTAGAAGCTGCCAGTATCTTACTGCCATTCTCTAACTCCATAGATCCTTTGTTCCAGGATATGATACCCTGTTGCATCCATTTTGGCAAGTTTTCGTATGCTGTCTGTAACCTACTGAGTAATTCTCTTGCTGTTGCCGCTTTGTTTGCCAGAATACCGATGTTCACACTATCATTAAAAACAGCATAATGTAAAAGATAAGACACCACAGTAGTAGATTTACCAGTCTGTCGTGGCATCTTACAGATGTTAAATCTGTCATTATGAAAATTGTGAATTAGTTTCTCTTGAAAATCATAGGGATGAAATTGTGTTAAACCCTCATCCAGAGAAACAATTTTAATATAATTATTTGCAAAATAAACAGGATCTTCTTTACATTTGAGGAACTCAATAATTTGTTCCTCTGTAAATTCAATCTCTGTATTTGCTTTTTTTAGATTAGGATTACCAAGATATACTTCACTCATAAAAAATTAATTAACAGTTCCAAGCCCTCAACGATTTATTAATTCTGCTATTAGGATCGTTGGCAGTCTTCTTACTAGTTAGCTTCTTTTTCATACCCTTCATCCTCGCACAAAAAGACGCTCTACGCTTGTTCCCAACTTTCTTTGAAGGTCTCTTAAGATTGCTTCCTGGATTTTCTTTCTCATAGGATTTTCTTCCCTTTTCATTAAGTCCACCTTTTTCATTCTTTCCCTCCTTTTTTGTCCAAGCAGAACCTTCATCAAGTTCTGCTCTCCAATCATAATGTTCATTTTTTGTTTTCTTTTTCTTCACACAGTTTGGATATCTTTTACCAAACATTGTTTTCATACCTTTCTTTTCATAACCAGCCCAACACTTCTCTTCAATCTTTTGAAGATTGGAGGGTGGGACTTGAATAGGATCTGCCTTGATTAAATCTATGGTTTCATAATTTGTAGGAACAAAATCATCTCTCCAGTTAGAATAATCTACACTTTCATTTTTAGTCTTGTTACCCCAATTTTTGGCACCAACTTTACGACACTTAACTAATGCACCGGAAGCATAAGCACTTGGCCAAACAGAATAACGTGACTTGACCTTATGGTAACAAGCATCTTTCTTACCTTCGTCAACCAGTTCTCCAGTTAGTTCAACTTCTTCCTTTGGAGTAGAGATAAGAGGTTTACGTTGGGGTCCAGCAGGTTTCGACTGCATAGCTTTAGGATTTAGTTTATTCATAAAGTTACTAAAACCTTGACTCGCCTTTCTCAAGAGTTTATCACCAGCTGGTTCTTGACCACTTGCAGACATTCTCATAGTCGTTTTAGGTGGACCTGCATCAGCTCTGATTGCGTTCATACCTTCTAACACTTCACCTTCTGGTTCATAAGAATTTTTAAGTCCAAGATATCCATCACCTGGTTTCTCTTGAAGATTTTGTCTCCAGTTTGAATAAGATTCTGTTTTCACGTTGATTGCCTTCCCTTTTCTATTTGGATTTGGATCTTGACGTTGCTTTCTATTAAATGCCTTTTTCTCTTCTTTATCATCTAAATTTGCAGCCATTTTACTGGATCCACACTTGGGTTTAGTCTTTTGTCCTGGTTGTTTGGCACAGGGTTTTCCAGCGTATTTCCCACCCAATTGAACCCAACCAGGTTTGCCATCACTAGACTTACTCTTACTAAACCAGTCACGCAAAGAAGAATCACCACTTTTAGATTCGCTTACACTACCGCCATCGTTTCCACCATTACCATTTTCACCATTACCATTTCCACCATTACCATTTTTCTTGGTTTCAGTTTCACCACTATCTTCAGACTTCTCCTCTCCTTTCTCCCTACGGAGATACCCACCCAGACCTATACGATATCCACCAGGGATTCGCTTACACTTTTTATCTTTATAGCAGTAGTAATACCCCTGCTTACATTTCTTCATTTATCTTTTTCTGGGTTACTACTATTTAGAAATCCTTGTTTCAGAAGTTTCTGTAGTTCTGATGTAGAACCTACAAACACTGCATTATTAGTAACACTATTAGGACCTTTTGCTCCATCTTCCTCAAGGTCTTTAACTTTCTTTTGTAAATCTGCTAACTTATCTGTGGTATCTGCCACACTCTTAATAAGTTGTCCAGCAACTTCATATGCTCTAGGACTAGCACTTTCACCTGCTAGTTCCATTATTCCATTTATTGCTTCTTGCCCCTTTTCAATTAGAGAATATAAATTGGCTCTTGTATATTCATAGTCTTTTTTAATATCGTTACTTTCTGCCGGTCTCTTAATTAAAGATGGTTTTTCTGTTTCTATAATACTACTTTCTACGTTAAGTGCATCATCAATCGTATCAAAATCAGACATGAGTATTAAATATCAGATTGTTTTGTGGGACTATATGACTTAGAATCTGTAAATGTCTCCCAAGTTTCAGTGAAACCAAAATCATCACCCGGATTAGCATCAATTGGGTCGGGCACAGCAGTGTACCTTACCTCTCTTTTCGCTGTCTGAGTATTGGTGTCAGCATACATATCAACTTGAACCTTACGGATAAGACCTTCAGGATTCTCAGCAACAGGACCAAAGAGGTAAGTTTTTGCTGTGAATCGTAAAGTATATATTAAAGATCTGCGTGTAGAGAAGTCTCCTTCATAATCATCCTGAAAATTGACTGAATTTAAAACTACAGGAATATCTCTTTTTTCTCCGATTGATTCAACCAAATCAACAGTAATATTAAAAGATGGTTGAAAATATGGAAGTATCTGCTCAACAATTTGAAGAGCATCATCATTTAATTTGGATAGGATGCTGAGTTCAAATCCAATATTATATGGGACAGGCATGAAGACTTTCTTCATATTATTGTTTTCATCAACCGCTTTGAAAGTCTGAGTAATCCCAGATTTTCTAGTTGAGTCGTATGCGATTGATGTCATTTCAAAGGACATTCTAGGCATCGTAATCTGAACCGGTTTATCCAGATTTGCCTGCTGCTCTAATCTTGCCAGAAACTTTTGTGTTGGACCATATGCTAAAGGAACTTTTAATTGACTTACAACACCACCACTTGAGTCTTTGTGCTTGATATTTAAATCATTAAACAAAGTTCCGAAAGATATAATAGTCTTTCTAATAATTTCGTGATAGTAGTAAGTTCCTAACATTAGTATGTTCCAAAGGGATTAATTTCGCTGAAGTCAATTAGACTATCTGCTTGCGCCTCAAATTCATCATTGTCTCTGTATTTATCCGTCTCAGTGTTCGCCACACCAGTATTTTTAATAACGTATGCAGCACCAGATTTAGCTCCAGTAAGAGTTTCACCAGCATAGAAATATCCAGATGTAAGACCAACACGAAGGATATTGGTATCTGCATCCCATCTCTTGACCCTGGCAGACATACCAGATCTAGACCCGGTGATTACCTCATTAAACCAGTAAGTTCCAATACCAGTTGTTGCGGCAGTTCCAATAGTTACGGTTGGAGCAGATCCTAAGAATCCAGCACCAGCATCTATAATTCTAATTTCACTAATAGTTCCTGCGGCAGATACAATCGTTTTAGCACTAGCATTAATTGCTGGAGACAGAGGGGGCACAGAAATTGTTACTGGAGGTGCTGTAGTAAACCCAGTACCACCATTAGTAATTGTGAAGGAAATTACACCTCTATGAGCAGTAATAATTCCACAGGTGGCAGCAGCACCAGTTCCACCCCCACCACTAATTGTAATAGTTGGTGTTTGTGTATATCCTGCGCCTGCGTTAGTAAGCAAGATTTCAGATATAGATGTGATATTATTTCTGGTTGTTGTAATTGCCACTGCTGTAGCATCAGTTCCACCAGATGGTGCTGTTGTGATCGCTACCGTTGGTGTGCTTGAGAATCCAGATCCATCATTATCCAGGAATATCTTCCGAATATATCCAGTACCTACAGATGCTGTCGCAGAGGCACCAGAACCCGTTGAGAACATTGTAAGGTCAAGAATATAACCCTGGTCCTCAAGAACAGTATCAATGACATCAATAGAGGTGTCAAAGACTTCATCCTCATACTCAAAGAGTTCACACTTGAGTTCATAAACATAATTCTTACCCAATTGATAAAATGGGTTTTCATGCTCAACAAATTTAACTTCAAATAAACGATTGCCTAGTGGGAAGTAAATTAAATCTCCTTCTCTAGGTCTTCCAGATACTTCAACTTCTTGATTACTTTCATCATCCAGGAAAGGTGAGATGAAATCTTCAAATCTCTCTCTAGATACTGTGACTGTCAACTCGTCTCTTAGACTGACACCAAACTTGGTCATAAGGTCACCAGCACCACTATATCCATCATATGTGTTTACATATGCTTCCAGTAAGAAGTTATCATCAAACTTGGAAGATTGTACTTCTTCAATAAT